GGATCGGTCATAGATTGGAACCCAGTTTTCTTCCGAGTATCCCATCTTCATCATTCGCTTCTTCAACTCCGGATCGCGCCACAACTCGTCAATCTTCATTATCTCAGTAAGCTCAGGATCAGGATTTCCCCTAGCCTTGTACATCTCGTCAATTAGGAAATTGAGGAATTCCCAAGCGGCAAGATTTGTCCCAGCGGAGTCCACCAACAATCCAATCCATCGACTAACATAGGTGAGATAGTGTTCAGGGCGACTAACGGCGGTTATGCTCTTACTGAAGTAGTCAATGGTGTCGCGAAAGGGGAGGGCGATCTTCTTAATTCCTGGTTTCCCATTGCGAGGAACCTCAACTTCAAGGAAATATCGCTTAAGATAGTTAACGCCAGGCTTCCCAACGATAACGGTATCATATGTCCTACCATGATAACGCTTGTTGACAACGCGAGTGAAGAACTCGCCTGAGCCATGGACAAAGGTCTCTTCCTGCTTGATGGTCATACCCCAGCGATCACGAAAGTGGCCCTCTATCATACCAAATTTCAAATAGTTGGGATCTTTGGGATCACCAATGGATGCAGTGACAAGCTTCAAAACCTCCCAGGGCATGCTAATGAGTATATTATCACCATAGATCCTACACTTCTTCGGATGATTGAGGAATTCTTGGAGGAGATCAGGGTGACAATTCTCAACCAGGAAATCCTCTATATGGTAAAAGAGGCAACGGACGACCAAATCAACATACATCGAATCTCCCCAAGAAGTTCCATAGAGACCTGAGAACATCACCCCAACAACCCAACGGTAGTCACGGCCGGTCCACTTGACCAACGTTGTTGCAATGTCGTCCGCAGAATTGGTCATGAACGCCTTAAGAACATGATAGTATTCAGCGTCACCAGCGGGATTGTACATCGCCATTGGCAGGGAGAACAGGAGAGTGAGAATCGAGGCCATCAACGACTGATCAAGCTTCGAGATATCGGTTGAGAACCAACCCGTATTGGGATCCCAGGCGCCCATATCTTTAGCGACACGATATGCTCCCCCTCCTTTCCACGAGTGTCCAATCCCAATGTTGCCTTGCTCGTAAAACTGGGGAAAGACGGCACCGTAAACAAGTTTATCAACGAACAGACGTATCATTGATAGGATAAAGAACACTCGCACTTTCGTACCATCAACAGTATGGTCACGAACCTCGGGTTTGACCGCTATTTTAGCTGCCAAGGTAGGAAACCACGACCTGTCATAGATTCTCTGCTGAAGGCCAGAGGCAACCCTCTTGGCAATCCTTTCAACCTCAAGGGCAGCATAGGCAAATGCTTCCTCCTGTTTGGCAGTGTTGACAAGTTCAATCACGTCATCACCAAGCTCTTCAAAATGGCTGTCAACATTGAAATAACCCGCTGACTTAGTCCCATCGAAGGGCAAGTTCTGGCATGCGAAAGCGGTAATGCTAATTGGTTCAATGTTGATATTCTTCGCAACAGAGAAACTTTCAATTAGAGCAGAGGCTATGTAGGTAGGTTTTTCCGTGGTTACCATCTTGTTCAAGGCCATATTAACC